CTACCACTACCTCCAATTCTAGCTCCACTATCAGGAGTTATAGTTGTAATACCTGCAAGTCTAAGCGTACCATCACTTTGTGGACTATTAGCATTAAATATAGAACCATTAGCTATACCAAGATAAATAGTTTTATCAGAATGATTATATTTAAGACCAGCCCATTTATTCCAATCCCAAGCAGTTTCACCAAAACGAATAGCATTACCTGTATTAAATATTACTTGGTCGTCTATAGCTGATATACGAGCATTAGAACTTATATCACTATTTAATCGTATAGCTCCATTACTAGAGTTACTATTATTTATGTAAATAGTTCCATTAACATTACCAGTACCATCAAAACTTTGACCCCATATCGTTCTTGCTGCCGCAAGTTTTGTTGCAGAAGCTACATTATCAGAAATTAACGCTAATGTACCATTATGCGATGGCAAATAAACTGAATTTCCATAATTACCAGTAGTTTGTAATCTAGTAGAAAAATCATGTTTACCGCTATTATCATTATGAAAGTCAATATATTTACCTACTTCCATTACTCCATCGTTTTCTATACTAGGTATATGTCCATAGGGTGCAACATTACTGCCATTAACTTGATAACCATCAACAGTATCAGCATTGCCAGCACTACTAGCATAATTAACACTAATATTTGAAATACTTTTGGTAGTTCCACCAACTGTTATACTAATTCCCTTATCAGAATTAGATAGAGCAGTAAGAAGTCCATTAGCATGATAACCGTCTAATTTATCAGCATTACCTCCATTTGCAGGAAGAGTAGTAGGTATTTGACTAGTTAAAGCTAAAGTACCTGTAGCTCTAGGAACAGTTATATCGTGTGCTATAGTTTCTGCACTAGAATTTGTATTATACCATCTAAAATGAATTTGCTCATTTGAAGCATCATCACCTACCGCTATTTCTAAAGTTCCACTATTAGCAGAAGTTTCTAAATGTCTAATCCATCCACTATCATTATTTGAATTACCATTATATGGGTCAGCAAATGCTATACCGTTAGAATAAAGAATTGTTCCACGGCATGAAGTATTAAATGCTAATCCGCTAGGCATACCTGCTACAAGAGTAAGTCTATTATTATTACCTCCAGCAGTACCGACACCTTGAATCCAAATACGCTTGTTATTCATAACAAGTTGTTTATCAAGGTTTATGTTTGTATTATCAAACCATAGTTTAGCAACTTTAGTTTCGTCACTATTATATATTGCTATACCACTTACATTGACATTATTGGCAGATTTAATACAAAACGTACCACCAATATTGTGGCCTCCAATATAAGCGTCATCTCCTACTAAATACCAAGTATTATTAGCAAATTTAGGATAACGACTATCACTAAGTCTACTATCATTAATAGTAACATAATTTGCTAAACTTTGATGAGAAGTAAGATAAGTTCCTAAATCTACAGCAGTTCCACCAGTAGCTGCAATAGTTTTAGTAACACCGTTAATCTTAACACTATGTGTATGACTAGTTGCCGACTTACCACTAAGAAGTGAATCTACACTACTTTTGGTATAATAGTTAGCAAGACTTTGGTGAGAAGTTAAAAATGTAGCACCTTTAGTAAATGTAATACCCTTTCCGCTTTTAGATACAGACGTGATAGCATTACCGCTTCCACTTGTTGTTATTGCATTTACATAACCATCGAGCGATTGGTGTGCGGTAAGGTAATTTCCCTTTGGCTGATACAAGCTGGCAGCGTCAGTCCTAGTAAGGTAGCTCGCAAGGCTCTGATGCGAAGTCAAAAACGTTGTTCCCTTTGTCACGATGATAGTCGTTCCGCTCTTACTGATGGCTGTCACTGCGTTTCCACTACCGCTAACGCTAACGTTCATAGCCGAGCCTCCTTCTAGGCTAGAGATACGAGAATCAAGAGCCTTGATGGAGTAGGCAGAAGCTATCTCAGACAGCGATTCTGATGTAAGCTTCAAGGCACTTGAATAACTCTTCACACTGCCGTTTAAGCCGCCACCACCGCCCGTGGTAGAAGCTCCTGCTCCGTATGCCGTGATACCGCCTGTGGCATAGAGATTGCCATCAATCTTGATAGCCTTATTGGTTGCATCATACGTGAGCTTAATGCCATGGAAGGAGATTGCGCCCTCGAAGGTAGCATCGCCCGATACACCAAGTTTAGAGAATGGTGCGTTTGGCTTCAAAGACACAAGGTCGGCAACGCTCGTTCCTGCACTTCCTTCCTTCCAGGTCGGCTCGAAGAAGATGAGGTATGCGCCAAGATTCTTTTCGCTGATGATAAACGATGTAGGGTCTGCGTGAACCTTTCCGCTCACGTCCCACCATATAGCCCCGTTTGCAAGGTAGCCAGAGCCATCGAAGCGGATGAGGGAGGTTGCAGGGGTAAGATTTCCGCTATTATAGTCCTTATCCACCATCTGACCGCCCCACCATGTTGCGATACTCTTCTTTCCTCTATTTGGGTCTATTGCTCCGTTGATACCGCTCTGAACGTTTCCGTCTCCGTCTCTCAGCGCAAGGAGTGTTGTCATTACAAGACCACCGTCAATATCTGTAGTCTGACCGAGCGCATCCTTGAGATACTTGTAACCTGCGAGGTCTGTGATATTCTGCTTCAAGTCACCATATATCTTGCTAGTGATATAGGCGTTTGCCAAGCCAAGTTTGTCATAGAATGCGCTGTATGTGGACTGAAAGTTGGTGAACTTCGTTCCCACGGCTGAGACGATAGCAGCCTTGCCGTTGGTATCAGTCTCATTGTATCTTTTAGATATATCTGAAAGATCCGTAACGAGTTCCGTCTTGGCAGTCGTGAGGGTAGCAAAAGCGGAAGTGAGGTCAGTGAGTTCCTTGGTGTCCTTCAGTACCTCTGCTCCCTTCACTTCATTGTACGACTTCTGTGCTGCCGCAAAATCATCTTCAAGTCGCTTAGAATCCTGCGCCATTGCCGCAATCTCGGAAGGCTCTAGGTAGCCATCGGTAACATAATTATCGAATTCCTTCTTATTATCAGTGACCGTCTTTCCGAGGTTCTTAATGTCCGTCTGTGCGGTCTGTGCCGCCTTCTGAGCATCTTCTGCTGCCTTTTTGGCTGCGTTGGCAACGGTATCATCGGTGTATTTAGATGCTTTAATCCAATCACCGATGGCGAACTGAGAACCAGCCGCTTTGTTGGTCTGACAGCGCAATACCTCATTCTTGTAGGTACTGCCGTCAGAAGGATAAGTGGCATTAACCCATATATCGCCAACCTGATAAGGTGTCGTAGGCTGAACGCTGAACACCTTCATTTTCCCGTTTGCGGTCTCCTGTGCCATTCTTGCATCGGAAAGGGCTTTGGCGATGTCGGTATCTGTAATGAGAGTCCACTTATAGGTGTTGCTATCCTTGGCAAAGCGGTATGCCTTGCCCGTCTTGTTGTTGTAGTAAAGGTCGCCAAGATGGATTTCTTTATCCTTATCGGTCTTCCAACTGATGGCTGGGGCATTCTCCAAGGTAGGAACACCATCATAGAACCACGTTTCGATAGCACCATCCACCTGATTCTGCAATTCGCCAATCTTCTTGAAATACTGAGACAATTCCTTGCCATCCACAGTGGATTTAGCGGAAATCTTAGCCTTAACAGACATTTGCTTAGTGCTGCTATCATATCTGATATAAGAGCTGCCCTCATAGCCATTCTCCTTTGTAGGTCTATCACCTACATACATATCACCATAGACGTTGAAGAATGCCTTGTTATTCTGCTTATTCACACCATATTCCACGTACTCCCTATTGGCAAAGGAATAGCTGTTGATGCCGTGATAGAGGCTGATGGATGGCGAATAGGTATCTACCGCCGAGAAGATAAGGCAGTTCTGACGTTCTACATCGGTTCTATTACCGCACTGGTTGAGCACATCACCTTTAGCAGGTACGTTGCTTGCCGTAGCGCAATCGGTATCGGAGAGGTCGATGTAGTGATATTTCTTACCATCCTGCTCTACTGGTTCCTCATCACGTCCAATAGCTAATCTCCAGTAAAAGTGATTGCCTGCCTTGTGATAAGTGCCCTTGCGAACATTGAATGATTCCGAGCGCACTTGGTCGCCAATAGCGAAATCATTATCCACGGCATCGCCTTCCTGCTCTGCTAAGAAATAGCAACGATAAGCCTTCTGTGACACATTATTATATGTCACAGTAACCTCTTCTACCTTATGAGCCACCACACCGCCAGCAGGAGAGATTATCTCCTTACCGCCGATGGTGGATGTTTTATTGATGACCAGCTCCTCGAAGATAGCCTTCATTCTTACCTCCAAGTAATCTGTGATGAGGTGCGAACGACCTTCTGCGTCTGGAGTCCACGAGCCTCCGTTCTCATTGTTGGAGTTACCGACATGCAACCCACTAAAGAACTTCTGCACCTTTTCCCAAGTGATTGTGCCCTTTGCGGTGTTATCCTGCAGCCTAGATACAAACTCCATCCTAGAACGTCTAGCAGAATAAACGTTACTATCGGATGCAGGAGTGGTATCGTTCATGCCAATTACATAGACACCTCCACCATTACCGCTTCCTGTGCCGCCTATCTGCATTCCATTCACCTTGATGGAATCAACCTTATCTTCCAACTTACCCAACCGGCTAGTAGCTGCCTTCTCGCCAACCGTGTACTGAGGGTGGTCGTAAGGGATATCCAAAGGTATCTCCATTCCGATGATACGAGAGTTTCGGTAGTGCTTGCCATCCGCATCCACCTGCGCAAACATATCATTAATCAGCTTTACCTGTTCACCGAGAGGATGGTAATCGTATATTCCATCATTGTAGAACTTGTCGCCATCCATCGTGCAGGTGAAGTTTGAATTGCTGATCATGGTCTTCTGATAGTACTGCTTCGCTCTATCGAACAGAGATAACTGAGCAGTAGGGATGAGGTCCGTATCTGTAATCTTGGTTGCGTCCCAATTGAACAGGAAGTACTTATCACCTACCTTCGGGCACATAACGCCATCGGGAAGAGTTCTTCCGTAAGTGTCATTAGCAACAATCTCAAAGTAGTTAACCTTGTCAATGACTTTGAAACTAACATCGAACTCCATACCCATGAGAGCACCGCTAGTGAACTTGATACCTAGAGTGAGGTTACTCTTTATCCAACTCTCCTTGAAGCTATTAGTGAAAGAGTCTGTAGAAGTGACCTGCCAAAACGTCTGTGTAGTCTTCGTCCCGTCTTCGTTATCAACGGTGCTATCATACGTCTTGATACTGCTGACAACACTCTCAACCTTTGGGTATTCTTCCTCGAACATCACAACACCCTCGATAGCCTGCTTGTTGTTCTTTACGACATTTACGTTCTCCAGGTAGCCATCCTTGGCGTAGAAACCATCACTATCCACTTCCTTGTTAGGGAGCATGAGGTAATCAGTAGCAACACCATCGGTGGTGACGTCCGCATCGGCACCAGTGAAATATCCCTTCGGAATATTTCTGTCTGAGCCGAATGCGTACAGTCTCGTAATATATGTTGACTTAGATTCCGAATAGGACATAGACAGAACATTAACATCCTGTTCGAATGTTGTCTGCCCTTCCATTTCGCAATATCCAAGGTATATAATAGAGCCATCTATCCACCACTCGCAGTTGAGTGCGTCTTCAGAACAGATGGCGTTGAGAGCATCGAGAATGCTGATAGAGCCGTACTCTATCAAGAATCTCTTCTGAACATCGAAAGCCTTGTTGTTGTACGTAGTGTAGTCAACAGAGAAATCCTTGCCATTATACGTAAGACCTAGTGCCTTTAGGTTGCCGAGTATAACGTTCATGTGTACACCTACAGTTGTGGTGAGGTTGAAGGAGGTCTCGTTGGCTCCGTGCTGAGGGCGATACTTGCAAATCTTATTCTTCCAAGACATATAGTAGGCATCCATCTGCATTTCGTAGTCGTAGCCATCACTATCATTGTGCTTAGGGAAGTATGATGATGTAAGCTCAAAGTAGCCGAAGTCGGGAATCTCTACGGAGTCCCCAATCTCGAAATAGACAGGAGTAGCCGTAGTGAACTTCAAGATGATGTAGTGGTGGTCCATAAGCTGATATGACAGCTTAGAACCCTCACCGAAGTCCTCTAATGTGAAGAATACATTGTTATTTCTCTTAATCTGAATCATTAGCTTGCGTATTTACTTGTTTCACCTCTGTCACTAGGGTCTGGCTCGTTGAGCTTTAGGCTGAACTTTGCCATTTCCCGAATGCACTGACTAAACTGAGTGCAGGAGAGATAGATGCACCGATACCACACATTAGGCTGGAATCGGGTGCGGATAACCAACTCTCCCTTGGCAAGAACCTCCTCGCAGAACCTAGCATAGTTCATCAAGAACGTATCTGAGTCCTTGGCGGTCATATTGAACGGCAGCGTTATCTCCCTCTCATCCAATCTAGGATTGTGCTTGATAACCGACTTTCCGTCCTTTGAGCGATACTTGTTGCTGATGAACTCCTTGTTTGGTGCAGGGGTCATGAGCGCACTGAGGGCGGTTTCGTCTAGAAAGATGCCCCACGTAAGGTAGGCATCCTTGCCATTTATGTAAAGTTGTCCTTTAAGCATAACTATTTAATCATTAAATAACCTCATAGGCTTCGCTGTGAGCCGCTTTTTCTATTGTTGAGTATAGTTGTAAGGGTTGACGAGCGAAAAGCCTATAGAGGTCAAATATCCTTTAATCTTCTGTTCATGTCATCCAGCTTTGTCCCAAAGTCATTATAGGTGAGCTTTGAATACTTCACGATGTCTTCGAGATAGCTGTTTGTCATAATCATCATGTTTCTAATCTCCAATACTGCGCCATTGGTTGAGATTCCGAGTGTAACGATGCTCTCCATCTGAGATATGGTGGTAGTCATGTTCTGAGCGATGGACTCTCCTGCAATCTGCAGGGCGGTGAAGCGACCATTCAGCTCGTCTGCGGTATCTTGCCCCATAGATGCCCATCCTCCGCTTGTTGCGGTCTGTGATGAGGATGAGGAACCAGTGTAGCCTGTCACCTTCGCCCAATCATCACGTCTCTTCAAGCCTTCCTGGACAATATCATCGTAACGCTTGTTGAATGCGTCTATGTCGATTTTCGATGAATCTCCATTTGCAGCATCTATTGCATCTGCCCAATCCTCATAGAGCTTTTTCAATTTCCCATTCATGAGGTCTTCCATAGAGTAGGAGAGAAGAGCTTTCTGCATCATTTCTGCGAAATCATCAGAGAAGTCCTGTGCAGACTTACTCATATCCATGAGGTTACTGATGAAGTTATCCTTCATGCTATCAAAGGAAATCTGAGTAATAGACTCGCGCCATTGCTCGGTCAGCTCATCAAGATTACCTGCAAGGTCCGCATAGTCTTCGAGTTTGTCAAGAACCGACTCTCCGTAAGCAGAACGTCCTTTGTAATGCTTACCTGTTCCTCTGATCTTGTCAACCAAATCTTGGTATGAAAGCAACTTCTTCATTTCCTCTGGTGTGAGGGTGGTAATATCACCATTGAAGTCACTCTTCACATTCTGTCTGATTTTAGCCAACTGCTCATTACTGAACCCGCTCCAATAAGAGCTCCAAGAATGGTGAGAGCCATGATAACTCATCTGCTGCTTGGCAATCTCCATGACGTTGTGGTTATAGGTCTCCTGCTGCCGCTTGGCTTCCTTGTAAGCATTGGTGGACTCTTTACCATACGTACCTGTCATGGTGTCTTTCAGCTTGTCGATGGACTTCTGTAATCTCTCGTTGGAAGAAGTGAGGTTGTTAATAGCTTCCTGTACTTTCTTTGCATTTCCATCTCCACCGAACAGACTATTAAAGCCACCGAATGAAAGCGTGTTGAGGATATGAGAAACGTTGTTCCCGATACTCTTCAATGGCTTCATAACGATGTCACCCGATAAAGCATCATCGAGGATGCCCGTTACTGCGCCAAAGACCGTGTCCATGAGGTTGCTGATGAGTGTTCCGAAACCATCTTTCAGAATATCGAGGATGCCGAGTATTGCGGAGATTATTTCACCTGCCATACCGCTATCCCCTAAAGCTTTCGTCAGAGATTTGGCAGCGTCACTATCTTTACCGAGCAACCCTTGGATGCCCTTTGCTAGAGTGTTGGCAACGTCCTTCTGCATATTACCCCCGAAAAGCTTGTCAAGCCCTAGGATAGAGTTTCCTATGCCTTTGAGTGACCCCGATGTAAGACCCTGCAAACCATTTTCTAGCTGCTGGAACTGAGAAACTGCCTTCTGTGCAGATGTCTGCAAGTCTGATGATGCCTTCTGAACTGATGAACCGAACTCCAAAACGTTGTTAGATGCGGTAACAAGTACACCCTGCGCTCTAGAGAGGTTGGCTTCAGCCTTGTTGATACTTGTCTTGTCACCGCTCTTCTTAGCCTTAGCGAGGTCTTCCTGCGCCTTGGTGACAGCTTTCGTGGCTTCAATCTCTCGCTCCTGTGCATCAATATAGCCCTGCATGGCTGACTGATAGGAGTTGATGTCGTCCGAAACCTTCTTAAAGATGTCACTATTCCAGATGGTGGCAGAGCCTTGTAGCTTGGAGATAAGTTCCTGTATAGTCTTCTGCTCATTAACATCTGTTGTGCTCTTGGAGAGCTCTTGCAGCTTCTCAATGGTAGGCTCCAGTTGGTCCTTGAACATAGCTCCGAAGTCTCCGAAGACGCTTCCCCAATCGATGTTCTGTCTGATGGCATTTATCTCGATGGTTTGGAGGTCCTTCTTTCTCTGCTGCTGTAGAGAGAGCTTCTCGCCTTCTGTCTGAGCCTTGGCTATCTTCTCTTCGTACTCCTCGGCAATGGCTTGCTTCTGCTGATAGAGAGAACCATACTCCTTCAAGTAGTCGCGCATAGAGGTGAGGGCTTCCCTGTTGACCTCATCAAGCTTCTTGTTATACTCTTGGGTAGCGAGGTCTCTAGCCTTATTGAGGGCATTGGTCTGAGCAGAGGTAAGGGATGCCTTCTTGCCAGCTTCCTTGTTCTTCTTCTTGAACTCTGCTTCCTGCTTGTCAATCTCGGCTTTGCGCTTGGCATAGTCGTTCTTGATTTGAGCAAGTTTCTTCTCCGTGCCTTCCTGCATGAGGGAGATAGTTTCATCTGTATTTTTCTGCTGCAAAGCCTTCAAGCGATTGTTTAACTCCTCTTGGGCTTTGATAGTCTTGTTTTCTTCCTTAATGCGAGTCTTACGAGCTGTAACTGCCGCTTTTGCTGCCCTTCCGCTTACATCACCACCTAGTTTCGAGTAGGCATCCTTGGCTGCTTTCAAGTTTTGGGTGGCGGTTTCGTACTGAACGGCGGTGTATTTGCTCTTATTTCTCTCCATAGCAGCAACCCTCCTCTTGGCTGCGTTATATTCACGCTGCGTCCTGTTGTAAGCTTGCTGATAGGTTTCCGTAGAACCATTGTTAGCCAACGCTTGTGCTCTTTTTTTGGCTTGGTTGAGGGATTGTTTGGCGGTGTTCCATTGAGCCTTGAAAATCAAAGGAATGGTCGTAGCGCCAGTGACCGCCCAATTCCGCTTCATCGTTAAGAGGTTGTTCAGAACCTTTGTTTTCTCAGACTCCTGCATGCGGAGATTCAGATCAGCAGGATTGTTCTTGATGTCTTCTCGAAGACCTGCTATCTCTTTCTGAGCCTTATTGATGAACGCATCCAATCTACTCTCGCCTGTGGCGTAGTTGATAGTTTCGTTGGCTGCTTGCCAATCGTTGGCCAGATTGATTGCTTCGTCATAGAAGTCAAAGATTTCTTGACGTACACTTTCGTTCTCCTGTGCTTCTTGCAAGCGAACTTCGATAGGCTTTGCGTTCTCGGCTGCTTGGTCTCGAAGTTGGATGATGTTGGAAAGCTTTTCTTCTGCTTGGTCAAGGTCTTCTTTGGCTTGGTTTATCTGTGATGAGATAGCGATGCTACCTTGACCGCCATTGGCTGCGTCTGCTCTGAGTTGCATTTGAAGCTCCTCAACCTTCTTTCGATACTTCTCAACTTCCTCAACTGCCTTGTCGTACTTCAACTCATCCATGCTCTCGGCAACTTCCTTCTGCGTCTTAGCAAAATCGGCTGATGCAAGTTGAGCTTGTGAGTATTGCTCCGTTAACTGAGGTGCGAGATTGGAGAGTTTTTGGTAAGCTTCTGCCTTCTCGTATTCTGTAGCTGTCTCAGACTGAATAGTTCTGATAAGGCTTTCGATATTCTGCTGACGTTCCTTGACCTTGTTATCAAATTCATCCCATGCTTCATTGGATTTCCTTACTGCCGTTTCATGTGCCGATTCTGCTGTGGCAAGCTTATATACGGCATAGGTTACTGCTGCGATGGTGGCAGCTATCCAAAAAAGAGGACTTGAGAACATAGAAGCATTCCATGCGTCCTGTGCCCTTTTGCAGAGAAGGGTGACCTGTGCCCATATTCCTTTGGCTGCGGTGTCTCTTGCGGTAGCTGCGGTATTCAAGCCTTGGGATGCGGTGTTAGCCGTATTGGCTGCTGTATTTGCTTCTGTGGCTGCGGTTGCAGCAGTTTCTCTAGCCGTTTGGAGTTGCTTTGCGATGGTGTTCCTTTCGTTAACGGCAGTGTTGAGTTTGATTTCTGCTGTCTCTACCTTCTGCCCATCTGTATAGGATTCCAGGGCATCGTAAGCATCTTGGAGTGATTGAACCTCGTTATCCTGCATAGCAAGTTTGTTCTCCAATGCCTTCACTTCCTCTGCGGCTGCGGTGGCTGCGTCTGCCTTTGCTTTTGCCTGCGCCTGTAGTTCGGCAACGTAAGCCGCGACCTCTTCACGCTTAGATGCTACCAACTCTGCCTGTGCTGCTGATAACTGACCTTTGGCTACTGCTTCTTCAAGGTCTGTCTTCTTTGCTTCTTCCTTCATAGGGAGCAAAGATTCAAGAGCTGACAACTCGGCTGCATATCCTGCATTTGTTGTTGCTGTGTCAAAGGCTGCTATACTAACTGCCATTGCCTTATAAAGACCGATGGCAGATGCGGCTGCAAGGATAACCTCACCTATCTCCTTCCAATGGTCGATAACCTTAGATGTGATATCCAAAGCATCATTCATCAAGCCTTCCGTCTGTGTGCCGAGGTCATTAATAGCCATTTCGATGGTGTCTTGGATATTGCTTATCTGTCCAGTAATAGAGTGGGATTGCTTTTCCATCAATCCACCGAACTTGCCGCCTTCATTGGTAAGACTCTCGATAGCCTTCTTGACTTCGGGGAAACCTACCTTACCTGCTGTCACCAATTCCGAAACCTTATCCTTGGTAACTCCGAACTGCTTGGCAAGTTCCTCTGTCAAAGGAATACCGCGACCTGTAAATTGCATCAAGTCTCTTGTGAACAATCGACCTTGCACCATCGTGGTACCATAGAGCCATGTGAGGTCCTGCAAGTTCAATCCCAATCCTGCTGATACGTCACCGAGCCTTCTCATGGTATCGGTAATCTCGTTGGCTGCAAATCCGTATGCAAGGAGCTGCTTTGCGCCATTTACCACACCCTTCATGTCAAAAGGTGTAGAAGCAGCAAGGTTGGCGAGGTCCGAAATCATTCCCTTTGCCTTCTGTCCGCTACCGAGCATGGTTTCAAAGGCAATTTCAAACTGCTGAAACTCTCCTCGGACAGTACCCAGTGTACTGATGATTTCCTTTGCCGTAAAGCCAGCGAAAGCCACCGATGCAACGGACTTGATGCGATTGAAAACATTCTCAATGCTCTGGCCCTGCTGCTCGACTGCTCTTGCTGTCTGTGATACTCCATCCTGCACCCCTCGAAAGGCTTTCAGTACGGATGAATTGTCACCTGTTATGTCAAACTTGATACTTGCCATTTTTTTATTCTGTCAATTACGTAAAGGTGCACCTCCTCACCCAAACCTTTATTCTTTACTTTGTTCTTGTTAGTGAAGGAGGTTAAATTGGATTCTCTTCGCTCTGTCTGATCAGCTCCATGATGTCCTCTTTGTTATCTCCGCTGAAGACCTTCTCTGTTGCTGATGGAATGTGAGCCTTCTTTCTTTCCTCATCGGATAGATAGATGGAAGTTATCTTATCCTTCATCATAAGCGTGAGGTTGTTGTATGATATTTCCCACAGAACATAGTCAAGGGTCCATTTATATCTCTCGCAAGCTGCGTCTATGAGAGAGCCCCAAATGGTTCTGCCACCAAAGACATACTGATTGCTGGAGTCTTTGGCTTGGTTTATCTTCTCCATACGCTCCGCTTCCTTGTCTATTCCACATTCCGTGATGATGTCGTGAAGCTTGTTGTCTGAGAGTATGGTGATGAGAAGGGTTGCTATATCATCGTTATCACAGAACTTGAAGATGATGTTTTCCCTTGCCTTCAGTATGCGTGAACTGAGCATATCGGATTTCTTCTGAAGAGTGTGGTAGGCTATTATCTTACAGCAAAGACTTCGATTCTCCTCTACTACACGGAGTGCTTCAATGAGGGGATTCAGCTTTAAGTTATCATCTTTGATACCTAGCTGCTTAATCAATGGAGCAGTCAAATACATCTTGCCTAAAGTCTGAGGGTAGATAAACAAATGTCTTCTACCTACCTGTATGCCTAGAGGTGTATCTGTTAACACCATGGCTATAATAGCGCCAATTTCGATGTCATTCTTCATAAGCCAATAATATTTGTTAGCACCCAAGGCAGGACTCGAACCTGCGTCTTTCAACCAGCTTTTTAAAGACCAACTGGATTTCATGTGACGGACTTTGGTCTCGCTCTAACCAACTGAGCTACTTGGGTAGGTTGCCGACTGATAACCCTCAATCGGCAGAAGGGTGAAAGGAAATCAACATATTGCCTTAAACGTCACCGTCGGTTTGTCCGTTTGTTGGAACAGTTATCTCCGTTGTTGTGTCTGTAGCACCTGCAGGATGCTTGAATGTAAGAACGTATTCGTCTGTCTTTCCCTTAGCCTTCTTGGCTGTGATGATGCGCCAACGGAACTGACAATATACGGTCTCACCCTTCTTGTTGGTGGTCTTTGCTACCTCGTCACCCTCTGGAACAAGAGCCTTGTGGGTGTACTGCATCAAAGCACCATCCGCAGAAGAATATGATTCCTCTACGCTGACGGTTGAATTGCCAATATAGCAGCCAGGGTTCTCTGCATCTTCCGGCTGAACAGCGATAGCGTAGTTTCCTTCGATAAGTCCATCAATGGTAGGGAATGGCTGAGGTAAGCCCTTCTTGATGAACTCTTGATAAACGAGTTCGTAGGTGGACTTAGTTGTCTTTGAATCGACAATACCGCCACCTTCCTCCTTAGCTTCTGTTGTATCACCCTTGGTAGGGTTCAGCTGGGTAGTGTCCTCCTTTGGAGTGTCGAGCTTCTTCCAGTTGTTTGTAGCAGCACTAAGGTCACGAACATAGATGGATGGTTTTCCCCATGTTGTTACTGACATAATCTTAATCGTTTATAGTTTGATACAATAATTTGTTATTAATGATGTGCTCACTTGTGCCCTCGCAAGCTATTACCCTCTGTTCACTCATAGACAAGCGGAAATCTGATCCATGAACTGCTTCGAAGGTAGAGAAAGAGAGTTGACATAACTCACGGAGCCTTGCCGTGTTCTCTTCCTTTCGGGTATTGCCTTTCTTTGTGATAGCTTGATCTTGAACATAGATGTTTACATTCACAAAAGCTTCTTGGATTTGCGAGGTTTGATTTGCTAGCACTGAGATGCAAATATCTTCCTTGCCAGTTGTACCTGTTCCATAGAATGGTCTTCCTCGCTTGCAAAGACTACCTGTTACAGCAGTCTTTAATTTCGAAGAAGAGATAATGTTGTACACATCATCCTTAATATCAATATCCGATTTCATAGCTTTATCTGATTGATTCTACTTACAGCTTTATCCACAGCGAGCTTTAGTTTACCATCAACGACGGAACGAGCCCATAACTCAGTGGATGCAAGCACATCTTTATTTTCTTTAGCTTCTACAAAGTCTGCATAGTTCATAGCCGCGACTACTACCAATGCGTAAACCTGTGAGTATTCCTTGGCTAGGTCAGCTATCATTTGTCTTCCTTCTTGTGAACCATTAGAACCATTGCCTATGGAAGCGAAGGCTGATTCTACTTGTTTCCTTCCGTAGTCAAAGATGGCATAACCGATGGAGCTTCGTAGGTTTCCTGTATGGTCTATCCAACTTTCCTCTGCCGAGCGGTCTCTTATCCTTGCATTACATTCTTCTCCTAGCTTGGCATAAGCAGTGAGGATTTCTTGCTTTATTATCGCCATAGCGGACTGAAAAAAGTTATCGAGCGCAGACTGAGAGGTTGAGAGTTTTATACCCATATTTTACATTGCAGTTGATAACGATGAAAGCCGAGTACGACAAATTCCTTCACTTCGTTTCCGAAGAGCTTTACACGGATTTTGTCTCCATACTCGAAATCACGGCATGCTCTAGGAAGGTTGTAGATGGTGTAGGAATAGTTCTTTGCAGAACCATCGGGGATAGTGATAACGTTTGCCTTGCCTGCAGGAACAATATCACACTTACAATAGTTCTCCACCCATTCTTCTGAGCCTTCAACATAGTCTCCGTTATCGTCTTCATACCCATCAGTTACGTGTAGGTAATCTAGGGTATGAGCAGCGAAATCCAATACAGCCATATCTTAACCTCCTATATAAACCATCGGTTGACCCAGTGCAGGGGATTCACCGATGGTTTTGTATAAAGCATTTATTCGTACTAGCAGCCTTTCCTTATCCTTGTCAGATAGTGTTCCTATGCTCTTGTCTGACTCGGATAAGCTTACAGCTTGTATGAGAGAGTACAGACAATCAGCAAGCGCACCTTTCCATTCCTTGGACTGAGCGACCTCAAATGTATATTCATCATCACCATTAAGCTGACGTTCTATCATCTTATTCTCCACGAATCCTAAAGGGATAGGGTAGTGGATTTCATCAATCAATGCTTGCTTTATTGTCTTCATATCAATTCAAATTAAACCTCTGGAGTGAGTTTAGAGAGAACTTCGGCTTCCTCCTCATCGCTGAGTGAGTTGAGAGCCTTAATCAGAGTCTCATCGGTTGAGTTAGTCTTCACATTGACACCAGCAGCCTTCAAAGCAGCGATGAGGTCAGCCTTCTTATACTTCTTACCCTTGTAAGTTGTATACTGGTCGGTATCATCGGTAGACTCGGCATTCGTATCAACCTCCTCAGACTTGGTAGTGAGCATATAAATCTGATCTACGTCCTCGATTACTGGTAAGCAGATAGCCTGTCCTGCGGTAACCTCCTGCAAAGATGGCTCATTCTTGGAGTACTTAGAGATAAGCTTGTAGCTGTCAACGTTAGAGTACTGAACACCTGCTACTCGGTTGGTGTCCTCTGCAAGGGTACCCCAAACGAAAGAGCCTACGTTGGTGTTACAGATGAAGATAATGTTATTCTCATTCCATGGCTTAACTGATTTTGGCTTTCCGTTCTTCTCGATAATCACGGTTCGGTTGATAACCTTGATGGCTGCACCGAACTCATCCTCGAATGCTTCCGAGAAAGCTGACTCCGATGGTGTCTTGAGCTTGGTATTTTCGGTATAAGTCTTACCCTCGTAGTCGGCAACAAGCTCTTTTGCCCATTGCTCCTTGCGGATTTTCTTAATCTGCGTCTTAGCGAGCATAACCTGTATGATGGTATTGTTATCGGCATTTGCCTTATCGAAGATTTTCTCGAAATCATCACGGGTAGTAACACCATTGGTTGCTGTTTTGAAGCAGTTTGCCTTAAAATATCCATAGTCAACACGGATAGCCTTACCCGAATTGTCTGCATCTTCAACGGCAATAATACCATTAGAGAGACCTGCCAAGAAGTTCATTTCGTTACGCTCTTCGAGACCGACAGAGCAAGCGACACCATCATTCATGAGCTTGTTGATGATACGAGCCTTTGCAGTTTTAGCAGCCTGTCGTGTTGATGTAGCCTGCTCAACCAAGCCTTGCGCCTGGAATGAATTGGCTCTCGCTACAATGTTCTCATACTGAGCCTTCATGATGTTGATGTTGTTGATATCAGACTCGAAAAGAATCTTCTTCATCGCAATCTTTGGCAACTTACCATTAGAGGTTGCGATTTGACCACGCTTCTTCAAAGGAATGTCTGAATCCATCTCAACGATGTCGGCAGCTACATATGTGGTCTTAGCTGATGAACCTTCCCACTTCTGATCTGGAGAATACACATCGGTAAGCATCTCCTTGTAAAGATAGGTACGCTCCTTCGGATTCTCCTTCTCCTTAACATACAAGCTAAGTTTAGGGAAGATAGCTCGGATAAACTGAATAAAAAGTGATTCGTTCATATAAACAATCTTTTAAGTTAAAAACTAGAGCACAACTTAGTCATGCTCAAAAATAAGACTTGGGAGAGCTGTCTTGATGGCGGTTCTCTGAGTTTCGTCCTTGAACTGATAAGGCATTGCCACATCATTCACGCGACCATTATCCATAATGGCAACCGCTTCACCCTTCATGCGTGAGCGAACGACAACACCAGCAAATTCTGCTTCGCTAGCCTTGTCTTTGTACTTGCCATCTTCGGTTTCAAGTGGAGAATACTCATAAACATCATCAACCTTCTTGCGGACAATGATGTGACCTGCCTGAATAACCTCATCCTTGAAGTTGGCGTAGTCGAGTGCTCTACCGCCTGTGATACCACCGAGATACTGACGGATAACCACAGCGTCCTTACCCATGTCGTAGCCTTTGGTTTTTGGCTTGTAGTCTTCTGCTACCATAATCTAATAATTTATTAGTGAAACAATAGATGATTACATCTTAGCCAGCTCCTTGACTTCATCATCAGACATTAACTTATCTTCCTCCTTTGGCTGAGGTTTGGTATCGGGAGCAGGGATTCGTCCAAGCTTTTCAAGACCCTTTTCAAGTCTTTCCTTGTTCTCTTCCTCAATATCTTCCTTCAACTCATCGAGGTAGTCCTCAAACTCCTCTTCATTCTCAAACTTCATGTGAGAGAAAGATTTAAGCCGACGCTCTCCGAACTTACCTGTGTCTTTCAGCAGTTCCCTTACCTTTGCGGTACGGCTGCTTGTGGTATTGCCAGACTTCAATGCAGTTACATCGCCTTGGAGTGTAGCAACAGCCTTTGTAAGTTCCTTGATTGCGGTGAGGGTAGCGGAGTCATCATCATCGCTATCCTTCTTGCCCTTCTTGCCCTTCCGTGACGGACTTCTACGTGCTGGATCGTCATCTGGATCTGGATCGTCATCTGGATCTGGATCGTCATCTGGTGCAGGATGAGCGTTTTTGTACTCTGAGACTTGGCGGTCTGCTGCGGACTGAGTTAACTGGAGTAACGGCAAGACATCATCAATTGCGTCACTAATACCTTCACTAACTTCTTCGTCAGTAGCATCATCTTTGAGTTGAAGTTTGTTGGCAACATTGGCGGCAACACCCTTTAACTCCTTACGACTGAACCCCAATGCCTTAATGTCTCGATTGGTTTTCAGTGCTTCAAGAACTTTTCTGTAATACTTGTTCATTGCTTGTTGAGTTATATTTAACAAAAAATGGTCTGCGAGCGAAATGCAGGCAGACCAAACGTAGAACTCGGTGTAAGAGCAATGTTACGAAAAGTTCTGTCACGTGCATCTTCACACGCTTTTATGGGTGCAAATATACGAAATATTATTTAATCAACAAATAGTTTTTGCAAAAAAGTGAGAAATTATTTTCATTTCAATAAACAAGGGAGAACTTCACAGCCCTCCCTTGGAAGATAAGATGCAATAAAAATGCACTTAAACGTGCAAAATATCTTCTGTGTTTAAGTTAGATTCTTTTGGTATGTAATTATGGGTTTGAGGTATTTTATCGGCTTGTAGCCTATAGTCTCCCTTTGTCGTGGTAAGAGTAATACTGGTCGGACTTGCTACTGATGATAACGTGGTCCATAAAATACAATCTCATTATTTCACAAGCCTTCTGTATCTTATATGTTATCTCATCGTCAGATTTTGATGGAAAGCAGTTAGGGCTTGGATGATTGTGAACCAATGCTATTATTACGGCATTGCAGGAGATAGCTTCTTTACACACAATTCTTACGTCTATAGTGGTTTCTGATATTCCACCTTGTGACAATCGAACCATTTTGATTAACTTGAAGTTGTTATCCATACAGAACAGATAAGATTCTTCTATTTCTAAATCCTTGACGTATGGTAAAATATAGTTGTAGATGTCGAGGGAACTACCCAAATCTGTAAGTTCTTGCGACTTCTCTTTCATAAATCTTCTGCCAAGTTCGAATGCAGCGAGTATAGCGGTAGCCTTCTTTTCGCCTATTCCTTTGATAGATGTAAGCTCCTGCAGTGTTCTCTTGCTTGCCTTTCTCAGTGAATGACTACCATCAAAGATTTTTCTTATTGGTTCATTACCCTGTAGCATATGGTCTATACCGATAATTGAAGCAATAAGGTTCTCGTTACTAAGATATTCTACCCCATATTCCTTTGCGTATGATGTGATAGAATCGTACTTGATAGTTCTTGCATTATCCTTCATAAGATACCTCCTCTATGTCTTTTGAATAATTGAACACAACATCAAAACTGAAACCCAATTCAGTAATGAGGTAGAAATGAATATCCTCCCAGTCCCAACTTGAAGGAATGCCTTTTATCTTTTTAGACTTTTCGGCATCCATTGCTATGATAACGTTCTCTTCCATTGCTCTATCTTATTTTTAAAAGTTCATAACTTTCGTTTCATACACTATGAATCCTATCTGATCCGCCACAATTAATTTAAGATGATTTCCTCCTGGTCCATTTATATCACCATCATTCAATCCGATTTCGTCTAACGTAGCTTTAATGGCAGTTTGGTAATCTCCTATACCTTGAATTAATAAGCATAGGTCTGGTCTCTCATTAAGAAACTGATGAAAACCATATAGGCTATATGAGCCTTTTTTGATGAGTGAGAAGAAATCTTTCCATTCATCACCGCCAACCTGCGTGGTTACGGATTTCAGCTCTTCTATTGTTGTGCAGTTGTTTTCCATACGATTTCATTTAGCGTGATACGATGAAGTCTTTATCTGTAAAGGTCTGATCCTTATATCTTCCGAACAACTCTCGGTCGCTGATGAGCTCATTAGCACATGCTAACTCTCTGAATGAAAGTTTGTACCCAACAAACTTATCTTTCAACATTTCGATTTTGAGTTCTTCTTTCTGAAGTTCAGATAATTCATATACTGTCATATTCATTTCCTCCTATTAAACATTTCCATGACTCTCGAATTGTGAAGCAACCTCTTGCAAGATTTCATGTTCCTTCCAATCTGGATAAAGAATGCAGGTGTCTAGAACAACGTTTCTGAACATATCGCAGTATTCTTTCGAGAACTTCTTTTTCAGTTCGTCATATAAGACTGGAAAGAATACAAAGCTATTAAACAACTCAACCCCCTTATCAACTCTTTCCTCTACCATTTTATAGGTGAGGTCTTTTAATTCTTGCTTATTCATATCTATCTTAATTATTAAACAATTCAAATTTAATTCCTTTATCAGTTTTCTTAGCCATCCATTTTGCTGTAACCACGCCACCATTCCAAGCTTTTATGAGAGGGGGAACCTTACACTCCCCTACATTTATAATGTGTGTAATATACTCGCAAGCACCTTCAAAAGTGTCGAATGCGTGAAGTAATACCGTATATCTATCAGATTCTGTGTAAACGTTCATTGCTCTTATCTCCTATAATTTAAACCAATTCATAGCTTTCTGTATTCTCATTGTATGCTACGACTCCTTTCTGCTGTAAATTACAAAGTGCAGTGTTGAAGTTGTAGATACTAAACTCTGCATCTGTAGCTTCAATCAAGCATCCTTCTTGGTAGCCGAACTTGACCTTTTTCAAAGCCTTTGTAATTCGCTTCTCTAACGCTTCTACTGTGTAAACTTTAACCTTTTTCATTGCTCTTATCTTTTAATTGTTATTTTTATTTTGATAGTGCAAAGGTAATCATTTTTTTGCAAATGACCAAACGTTTTGAGCATAAAGTGCTTTTTGCTAACTTAGTTTAACTTATTGATACTTAGACACTTATATCAAACTATTAATTTTGTGTATGTAAGTCTATTTCTTAAAAATGGTATAAGTTATATGGAGATAAAAAATGAACCGCTTAGAAAGGCTTATATTGAAGTGTATAGTCTTTTTCTGAATTACTTTATATTAAATAAAAAATGCACTCTAACCTCACGGTCGGAGTGCACTAAGAGCAATGAAACGTTAAAGGTAACGTTTCGGCTGCAAAGTTACAAAACTTTTCTGTATCTTGCAAATTTATACTATACTATTTAACAATTGCAAATCATTGTCTCTATCGAAGTCGTATGGATAGAAGGTGTTGGCAAGGGCATCCATCTTGTCGGGAGAACGTTTCAGACGCTTCTTGATTTCGTCTTTTGGTTCCATGATGATTGAACCATCTGACTGAAACAGCCAATGCACTTCGCACAATTCTTGATCCAACTCATCGTCAGGTGGGAGTGCTGCAAAGAATCCATTCTTTGGGTTGAGCCAGTCACGTATACACCAAAACAAATAAGCCCTCATGTTAGCGAAAGAGTAGCAGCCTGTCACATCATGCTTGTTTCTCACGCCTTCCGAGAACTTGCAAGAGAATGCAGTTAAATACTTTTGTTCTATGAGTCTTGAATAAACTCCAGCACCTTCTCCTATGGTATCAATGAAGGCTTTATTCTTGGAACTCAAACTTAGGTAGTGCGCGACTTGACCTGCGACTGCCATGTGGTCCGCATGACCACCCGAATTATGACACTTGATTTCTGAAACATAGTTTCCTTGTCGTGGAACATAGCAAGACCTATCGCGCCCCATACCTGCGACATCGACACCTAATCGTATTGGCTTATGGGTGATAAAGCCACTATCTTTAAGTTCCTTCCATCTTCTATGTGCAATCTCGCACCATTCGTATGGAATGAGGGTATCTTCGGAAACCTTCGGAAACATACCGAGAACCTTAACACGAAAAAGGTCATTTGGAGTGTAATATCCACCTTCCCACACAAAATCACCACGACCCTCATCAAACTCAGACTTTCTGATCTTCTGTGCCCATGCTGAGACCTTATCGGCTACCCATTCATAGTCAACTTGACCAGGGATAATGTTTTTCTTGCTTACTACGTTCTCTGCGTTGAGAGATGATAATCTAAACTTCTTGAATCGGGGAGACTTCATGGAGTTGGCTGCATACCCTGTAGTAACGTTTGGGTTGAATACCAATAGCAATCGAGAGTTACCTTGCAGGTTACCCTCGATTGCATTATAGATGGTGTCCGAGATACCGGATGCTTCAGTTACGATGAACATGGTGTTTACAGCATGGAATCCCGACCAAGCCTCTGTGTTGTCGGCTGAAGATTTGAAGCCTGTCAGATACCATTCCTCATAATCAGTTCTGATACCATCTGACAGCAAACGACCAGGCAGGAAGCCTGCCTTTTTGTATAGACGTGCCACTTCTGGTATCATGATATTCGTCACCTGTCTTCCTGTCGGTGCAGTAAGGGCAATCTTGGTATTCTTTTCCAAACTACCATCCTTGCCGAAGCGAGGAGTGAGGTATAGAAAACATAAAGCGGCTACGGCAGCGATGAAGTCCTTACCCCTTGCAGTTCCACTGGCTACCGTTGTCATTTTGTTCTTCTGAACAGAACGCAATATAGCCTTTTGCTCTTCGTCAAGGCGAGCCTTCAAGACTTCCTTGGCGAAGAGACACCAATCATTGCGCCATGCAATCATTTTTTTTATTGCTTTCTGTTCTGACATATTGCTAATTCAATAATATTCGTATTTTCTTGTTTCCTTTAAGTATGGCTGCTGCAACTCGATGATAACCATCAATAATATAAATCTCCCTATAAACAAACACTTTATTCGATTATTCTCATTTTAACCTTTCTCTCATGATTGAGCTTTGCGGCAACGAAACGATGATTTCCATCAACAATCATTATTCTTTCACTATTACCATCAGTGTATCTTAAAGCCTTGATACCGTCATAATTTCTTGATGACATGTATTTTGCAACATCTTGTTTATTCAAGAAATCTTGTGGCGTGTTAATGCTTGAATTTATGTCAACATATACATCTTTCCCAAGTTCTTTAAATGTTTTATCAATATCACCAACTTCTTGACTGAGGCTGTATTTCTTTCCATAGACCCTATGAAAAGAACCAATAACGGCTTCTTCGACTCCATAGGGTGTCTTTGAAATGAATAAATTTATGTTCCAATTAGGAAATTTTCTATCAAGCTCGCTCACCCCACCACTTGCCTTACGGCTCTTGCTTGCTGAAGAACTGTTTGTCCCTCTTGTGCCATTACTTCGTTTACCCATAACCTAACAATTTAATTACTAACTATAATAAACTACTTTGAGAGCTTTGGGAAATCCTGCATGTTATCAAGCATATCTTCTACAGAGAAGTTCTTTACTTGAGTATCATACAAGGTCTTTTTCAGCTCTTGGTATTTTGCTTTTGCATCAAGATCAAGCATACCGATGGTATCTTTCATCTTTTCAAAAGCTTTCAACTTATTCTTGATGATGATGATTGGTGTTACATAGACGGCATTATTTTCCTTACACCACTGCTCAATCACGTTACCACCTCCATAAACGATGAATCTGAATCTGTTGCCATTTGCTACGAACTTGGCAATTTCGTATTCAAATTGCAGTTCATTTAATCGGTCTGTACACCCCCTTGTGGCGAATGATGAGTAACCTTTAGGGACACCCATCAAATTCAGCTTATAGAACTTAGGAGCCACATTTAAGTCAACAAATACACCAATCCCCTTTTCCTGCATAGCTCTCGCAAGAAAGCGTTTCTTGTAGATAGCCTGCATACCAAAAGCTATTGGAGTATCATTTGATAAGCTGAAGTTTGGCTCAATAATGCTACCAGGGTTATACTTCAAAATCTTCTCTGGCTTCTCATAGATTGACCGGAATCTATAATCATCAGTATAGAAGTGGAGTGTTCCCCTGCCATTCATGTTCGTTGTTCTTGCCTGCTCACCAAAGCAATAGAATGGGATTTCTATGTACTGAGGTTGCACATCAGACAACAAACATGGTATCTCCAACGGATTGTCCGTTGGAAACAAGCAGTCTGGTATATACAATTCTCCGTTGTCCATAATTACCCTTCTTCATCATCGGGAAGTTCCTTCATTAACTTCTCGAATGGGTTTTCTAGTAATCTGTTATCTACTTGCTCGACATAGCCACGCTTCTTGCCCTTAGTTTTCAGAAGGAAGATGATTGCAGTTAGATTACCTTCGTTCACCTTTTCGACCAGCTTGCTTTCAGTAAAGTCAAGAATGCCTTCATCTATATCATCCAACATCTTGGCTAACTTCTCATCCTCTTTTCGCCAGTTATATAAGGCTTGGCGTGTAATGCCCAAAGCTACTGCCGTAGCAGCCATATTGCCGCCCTTCTTTTCGTAAGCAGCGGCAATCTTTTTTAATTCTGTTCTTCTTACCTTTGTCATAATCAACCTTTCTAACTTGCAGATGCTATGACAGCTTTCAAAGCATCTATATACGACATATTCTTACACAACAAAAGTGATTTCGAAAGATGGTCTAATGGTCCAAGTCCAGGAAGCAGATTGATATCTATAGGATAATATCTACCATCTATTCCCTTACGGAAATCAATTCTTGCGTGAGATTTCAATCCTAAGTAATGGAATATAGTCCCTGCCAAACTCATTAACCTGTCATCATTCATTGCAGAACAGCATTCCTTAAAACCAACTTTGCAATCTCGGGTTTGGATGCCATTGGTTTCATCGCAATCAATAGAAATCGAACACAGAAGTATATATTTTTGGTTATTAATGCAGGTTACCGTGCAATCAGATCCAGCAATATACTCCTCAACAATACTTTCCATTCCGAACTCTTCTTTAAGGTATTTCACCTGTTCCATTACCTCTTTTGGGGTACGACAGATGCTTTTCTCCGATATACCAAAGCTATCACTTCCATATCTAGGTTTAACAAAATATGTCTTACCTTCTTGTAATGATGATAAATGATATTGTTTCGGTGCCCTAATACCGCAACTACAAAGGAAACGGAAGACCTTTGCCTTATCCTTAACCAATTCGTATTTAAAGAAATCCTCTGCTGTTGTTTTTACACCTTTTGCTCGGATAGTCTTGATGAGAGATTCACTTGCGGTTCTAAGTAATGCCACATCTTCCTTTTGTAAGAAGTCTAGCTTATCGTTTTCATCTACAACAGCTAGTTTGACATTATCTTTTCCTAAGGCTTCTCTATAATATTTGAAGACGGAAGAAATTCCATAATTCTCCATCTCTTCTTTACTTGTTATGCTCCAAATCATTTTCTTTTTCTCCTTCCTTTATTTCGATTAAACGTTCACTCGCTAGCTCTAGCAACTTTGCAAATGTGATGCTTGGAGATTTAATACCAAACTCCTTACCTATGTCCTGTTGAATCTTAAGCAGGGTCTTCTCGTTATCTTCTTCGGAAGCTAGAACGAGAGCATCACTTTTGCGTGCTTGCTCACGAATGTCTCCATACAATGTGTCCAGACTAGCAAATGAACTAGGGTAGAGGATGATGGTGAATACGAAATTCTCCTGCATGGCATATACATCTATACCCTCTGTGCTTATTGGCTTAATCTCGTCGATGTTCACATGAGCAAACTTCTTGAAGTCGATAGATTGAATTGATGCAAACAACTTCTTCAAGATGCTAACATTAGCTTCACCATGAAGGGAGTTGTGAGATAATTCAATAGCAATAGCTTCATCATTTGTAATCTCGCTCTCTTCTACATATAAGATGCCTAGCATTTTATAGTGCAGTTTCTTGCATGCCCTCAAACGATGATTACCGCTGATCATGATGTATCTACCATTATCCTTCTTGATACAGGTAGGCACACTACTCAATCCAGACTTAGCAATGTTGTCTGTTAGTTGGGCGAAGTCTTCACCCGACATTTCATTTGCATTGATTTCTACCTCATCTATGAGGTTTATATCAACTTTTGCGTATTTCCATCTATCTTCATTTTCCATTCTTCAACGATTTTTGATATTTCTCAATGATTTCCTTATTCGTAGGGTATATGCCAAGTATTCCTTCGTAAGCAAGATAAGATGATGTGCAGTGTTCCTTCACTTTTTTGTACACGCCACGATATTTCATGCTCACTGGCTTATGAGTATAAGCGCAGGATATAACCTTCTCGCAAAGCTTGCGCATTCTTCTGCTCAAATATCTTTGAACGCCTACAGACTGAATGCAATACAATATGAGTTTACTCAATCGAGGGATTGCGTTATTCGTGCAGAAGTCCGTTAACTGAAACAAATCATACCCCTTGTGTTGAGGTAGCGTAAAACCAAATCCACCTAGTGTATATTTGTCGTATTTCACCACAAAAGCAAATTGACAGACACTACATTGGTCCACCTTCTTGATATACTTCTTTTGCAAGCAATGAAGTAAAGGTGGGGTTACCCGTTCAATCATCAGTTTGCTTGCGTCTGTAATCTCCAAATCATCGGGAGGTACAATCTCGTTGCATTCGATTCTGTATGAAGAATATGAGGTGCTTGCATTATTTTGTGCAGTTGGCTTATTACAATAGAGGAACCTTCCTGCAGACCGTCTTTCCCCACTTGAATTATTCCACATAGCTATCTTATGCAGGTTTCTCAGATAAGGGCTGTTGCTGAAATAGTAGAAATAACTATCACTCGGAATACTTTCCACAAGATTATAGTAGTCGTTCCTTGCAACAGAAAAATCTGATTTCAAGTCACTATTTTCAGAAATGAGTTTGAATGCTCTCTTCTGCTTCTTCTCTATTCTTCCGTAATTAAAGAAGATTACCTTCTTGTTCTTGATGGCTTCTTCTAGTGTTCCAACATGGAAATCACATGTAGTGAGCAATCTCATCAATCGCTCATTTGCCTTCTCGGTTTTCTCGATAGATTCCCTTGCCTTAATTTTCAACGCTTCGAAGATGGCACTATTTCTTGCCGATTCACTCATGAAATATTTTTGCAGTTTCACGGCATAAAGAGCTAGCGCAAGCTGTCTTGATGGTGTAGGATTGTTATAGTCCTCCAACCATGCAAGCTTATCCTTATATGTTAGTGATGTTTTACCATTTGCCAACATATAGAGCAGATAGCAGTAAGCATCTTGACAATATATAGATACTTCCACCTTATCAAGGAAGAATAACTCATAGTAATACATAAAGCCATTTACTATGCAGATTTCCTTGTGCCCGTTAGCTTTTACAGCATCATATAGAGCAGAAACCATTTCAGAATTGTATGGCAAAGGCATAGTCATAAAAGCTTCTATTGCGCTATATGGATTACCTTGATATAGGAGTGGGCATAACTCATCTGGAGTATCATATTTAAGCCCTGTAACCTCACAAAATTGCTTGTAAGATGTTATAGATTGATAATCTTCCAATTCGTGGCTTATAGCGTAATAGAATATGCGATATGCAGAATACACACAATTCATAGCTCGATAGAAATCATCAGTTGCATGGAACGTTCTAAATTCTATCGTCTTCGTCTTGAAGTATGCAGAAATATTCACTGCATGACGAATGAATCCCTTCTTAGACTGATTAGTGAAGAGAGTTTGTAAATCATCAAACGTCTGCGCATTTTTTACTCCTTCGAAATATTTTTCTGTAGGAATAGGTTTGGCATTGAATATGTTTTCATCCCAATCTGAAATTTTGGCATATCTTTTAAAATATGGATAGCAGACATAAAAGAATAGATATACTTTCTTTAGCTGATCGACTGTCAAATCGCCTACATATATATGGACATGAGTATCTATACTCCACTTAATCTTGCCACCTGCAGCAACCATCGATTCGTATACAGAACGGAGGTCATGCAGCTCTTTTAGGCAGCAAAGATGTAGTGGAGGGGTATTCACCTCTCCACCAAACTGCTTATTGCTTGAACAATCGGTATTATCAATGCTCTCTTCCTTGCTCCAGGAGTAACCTTCGGGCAAAGTTACCTTCGCCCTTTCAAGATTGCACATTTCGATTTCAATACCAAATGTTCTGTTTTTTATATCGCTATCTACATTCATGAAGCATATCTATTTCGTTAATAATACCTAATCTCTGAATAGTTCTTCCTGTTTTACGGAAGTCTATTCCTAAAGCTACACTTGCAAGCGTAATGAGGGATGATGTAACAGGTAACTCTAAGCCTATATGAAGTGCAATACTTTCCATCAGTACCAATCCCTCTGAAACGTCTTCTGTGATGTAACGTGAGTGAACAGATGTTGGGCTGATGGCTCTATCACTAGATTCTGAGTAACGATGCAAACTCTCTATTGGGTCTGACATATTGAAACCTCCTGCTTCAAATACGCTTGTTTTGAAAAAGCCCAAGTTTTTTAAGACTTTCATCTTTTCTTCGTCAAGTCTCATCAATAGATTGATAGTGGAGTCATTTCCTCTTGCGTATGCTTCACGATACATACAGAAATTTCCCTTTGAATATTCTATTCTCGGAATACTCATAATTGAACCTATCGTATGCAATACCATATTTGGATTGAGTAATGCAGATTCAAGCACGCAATATTTTGCTATAAAACCTTTGCTAATTTTATGCAGTTTCTCCATGCAGGTATCATGATTAGAAAAGCATGCTACAGGAATAACTTCATGCCTATAACCAACACGAAAAACAACTTCGTTTGGTTTATCATCCAACTCTACTCGTCCTTCCAAATATGGACCTGTTGCTTCAACTAACATTGGTAGTTTTCTGCAATGTTTCTCAAAATAGAAAGAGGATGCGTAACTAGAGATACAGACAACAATCTGATTATTGTGAAGGTATTGATGTATACGTTCTACTAGACCCTCATAGAAGTTACTCTGAATAGTACAAAATATAACTTCTGCTTCTGCAACCTTACTGAGGTCTTTAGAAACCTCTTTGATTGCAGTTTCTATATAAGTTGATTTCTCTTTAAGAAAAACCCTTTTGCCGTTCTTGATAAGTCTATCAAAGGCATCTGATTTGTATGAAGATGTCTTTAGGAGTGTAACTTCATGACCTTTAATAGAGAGGTCTGCGGCAAAAGCTACTCCCACGTTGCCCGTTCCTATAACTGCTATTTTCATGCTCTTTTATTTTAATTCTACAAAAATAGAGCGGCTAGAGGGACTCGAACCTTCGACCTTCACATTGGGAATGTGACGCTCTGACCGACTGAGCTATACCCGCAAAAGAGCGGAGAGTTGGAGCCGCACCAACGACCTCAGTGATGGTATCACTGCGCTCTGCTAACTGAGCTATCTCCGCTTATAATAACAATATTCTATACACGCAAAAATGCTCGTCTTTCCGAGCCGTCAACCCTTGTGGGTATTTTGAAAGGAGGAATTCCTAAAACAAGCTTTGCTCCGAGTAAACAGGATTCTTGGAAATTCCAAATTCCTCGACCTGTATTCCCAACTTTTCATTCAGCCATTTTGCTACTAGGTGGCGATGGCAAAAATCATCTGGCTTTTCGAAGCAACATAGAGCTACATCTTTTCCATTTGCCATTTTCTCTATTGCTGAGAGAAATGCTTTTGGGTCCCGATGAGCCAATATCTCAGAATTGAAACGTTGTACGTAATCTTCTTTAGATTTGGAGTTGTGAAGAATGTCCCATGATGGTGACACGTACTTGTTTGACAATCCTGTAAACCATTTCGGAGGGTAGAGGGCAATACCGATCATCATGATACCAGCTTTTGCTAACTTAGCTCCGTTTGAGAAGTATGATGTATAAATCTTCATTTTTTTGTAACTTTTTGCAAAGATAGATAAAATTATTTAATCAACAAATAGTTTTTTGAAAAAAGTGAGAAATTATTTTCAAGCGTACATTTTCTTAAGAAACTTCTTTAGATATTCGTTATCAATATCCTTTAGTGGAGTAGGGGAGAATGAGGTATCTCGCTCTACGGTTAAGCCTAACTTAGTTGTTAGCCCCTGCAACTCGGTTAAACTTGTGTAGCCGTACTCGCCTTCACCACTTCCATTGATAGTGATTCCGTAGGCGATATTGTTCTCTAGGTCTGCTTCCAATATGAACCAAGACCATGCACCAACACAAAGGAAGAACTTTGCTTGACAGATGGCTTCTTCCTTTTTGCCATCCTGTGAGTAGAGAGGATATTTTTCCAGTCTCTTCTTAATTTCTTTCGTAATCAGTTTCATTGCTCTTATGTATTTTTTTAGATTTCTACTTCATTTATTTCGTATTCACAATCAGAAAGAATGTTCTCGATAGTATCTCGCAAATCTTCCAATACGTCCATTTCATCTTCATCGTCTGCGTCAAATTCAGACGATTCGTAAACATTTGATGAGGTCCATTTACCATTTCCAGTTATAAAATTATAACCTTCCATTCTCGAGTAAGCCTTTCTTGTGTCTCTGAGACTTATTTCAACTATTACCTTTTTCATTGCTCTTATCTTTTAAATTGTTATTTTATTTTTGATAGTGCAAAGGTAATCATTTTTTTGCAAATGACCAAATGATTTGGGCAGAAAATACTTTTTGCTAACTTAGTTTAACTTATTGTTATTCAGATACTTAGCGTTTAGTATAGTTACCGCATCTACTATCATCTGACTAGCATCAATTCCTAATGATTGATAAAAAGCGCCATGTCCGCAAAGTGTTTCGTATGCAATTCGCATGATTCTACGTTCATCCCTTGTGAAATCATACTTAAAAGTAGAAAAGATGGAGAGTGCTCCTTTCAAATCTCCATCTTTTAGCTTTTGCACAGCTTGTGTAGTTTTACTTATCTTCATAAGGCTCAATGTTTCTTGTTGTGAAATCGTCTGCGGTCAAGATGATTTCTGATCCATTAACCATTTCTTCGACTTTATCGCATGCGTCACTGCCATTGATGGCATCAACCTCCACTACCTTTTGCAGGTATTCGGTGACTTGCACTTTAACCTTGTGAATGGCAGCTTTCTCTAGTTCCTCTATTTGAAGATTGAACACTTCTAGGAGTTCTTTGATTTCCTTTTCGATTTCCTCGAAATCAATGATGATATCCTTCAAGCGTTTGGGTGCTCCATTTATACCATGACCTTCTTTGTCACACCAGTTTAGGGCTTCACTATCTGGATCGAAGTTCTCGTAGTAATCATCGAGGTTCTTCAAAAACTCATTCGTGTCATTGTTTGGCATTTCGATTGACATGTTGAAATCTTGACCAGCAGGAGAATAACGCTGAAAGAAGATGTAGGCAAGGTCATTGCCATTATCTGTAGCATCTACAGCCCAACCTCTAACTTGTCCTATATGGATAATCAAATCTAATAACTTCTGTTCCATTGCTCTAACTTTTAAATGTCGTTATAATGAAGACCTTCACCCTTCACTAGTTCGTGGTCTTCGTTTTCAACTAATTCTGAGAGGGATAACCAGCATCCACGATAAAGAGACTTCTTCAGCTCTTGATAACGTTTTTCTGCAACTTCCTTATCGGTGATGAGGGATTCTTTAAGTTGGTCCTCTGTGTAGAGATACCATATCAATTTGTATATCTTCATAATCGTATATTTTATGGTTCTACTATATATTCGTTTAGGGTATGCTGTTCTAGCATAAACTCGTAACCTACATTGTTGAGTTGGCTTTGCTTTTGATATCCAAGTTCATTAATCTGAGTATCTGTAGCATTAAACTTCCTTGCTGCTTTTATGCAATTTGGAAGGTTGCCGATAAAGAGCAATTCCTTGCTGTCTGTTGATAGGTGCTCATCGGTTCTGTATAAAAAATAAACCTGCAATTTCATATCGTTTCGTATTTACATGTATAAATCCGCGTATCTCTTATTTACTCTACCAATAAGTCGCATGGCTTTTCTTAGCAATTTGACCTCTTTTTCTGATAGAAGGCTTTTAGGTGATGTTACAAAACTACCTAAAAGTCGCTCTAATTCTATTCTGTCTTTATAACACATACTATTCCTTTCTTTGAAATCTATAATTTGGGCATTCCCTTTTATTAGCCATCACAAGCAGGACAGGGAATAACAGACCATGCTTGCAACCATTACCATATTCGTTGGCTGCTTCGCAAGTTTCACAGCCATAATAGGTGTTGATGTTGAATGCGCTCATAACTAAATCTCCATTGCCACTTCAATTTCTTTCTTTGGATTCTTAGTAGCTCTGTCTAGGCAAACCTTTCCATTGAACACACCCTTGACGATAGCATAGAACTCGGTGGTCTTCTCGCCATCTTTTTGTGCAGTTGGTATTTTGCCAACCCTTTCACAGACTATTCCGTTTTTAGTAAGGATGGTGTTTGTGACCATTTCTCCGTAGTAAGACTGCTCTGTGCGCTGTTGAATGACTTTACCGACTACCTTGACTTGCATACCTTTCTTGATGGCATCAATACCACCTTTTAAGCTATCCTCGTAGTTCTTCACCAGGAAGAAAGCATAAACGAACTGCTCCGAGAATGTGTAGTAGTCATTTGCTACTTTCTGCATTTCAACCTCGAATTGCGATTTAGGCTCTTTAGAGAGCGCAAAATCGCAGACCTTTGTTATGTATGAGGAGTCAACCGTAAACTTCTTAGAATCTCTTATTTCCTCTAATTTGGCGATTGTTTCTGATGGGTAATAGTGACCATTTGCGTAATAGCCTTTCTTGTAAACAGGGCACTCGTCATACTGAGCCTTGCACATGGCGATCATGTCATTCTTCAAGATGGCATCCGTATATCTACTATCCTTAGGACCACCCCAAATTGGAATAAGGTCTCCATAGTCATCATCGGTGGCATATCTGATGGTGTGGTCGTAGGTCTCATAAAGTTTGCGTGTAAAGTCTGAGAGGAAGTCAATGTACTTCAATCCGAACTTTTTTATGCACTCGCAACCTACTTGCAGTTCATCGCCAGTTTGCGTATTCTCGATTACGTATGCGTTGTTACACCAATGACCACATAGGTCGCATTTGCCGTAATCAGCTCCATGCTCCTTAATCTTGAATACCAACTCCTTGGTTGTATCAGCAGGAGTAAAGGCTCCATTCTTATATGTGGCCAGCAATCTCCAATTACTTTCGTCTGGCATATTGATGGTGAGGTCACAGATGTCATGCCAATACTTCCCAATGATGGTTTGACAATCTTCTACTACCGCATGACGGAATAACTTTTTTCGTGGGTTACTAATGGTGTAGTCGAAACCTTCTACATTGCGCTTTGTCTTCTCAGCGAACTTCTTAAATGCGTCAACTGACTCTGATGGAATAAACGTCTTTATCGTATTCATTGCTCTTATCGTATTGAGGTAGGGTGGTTAGCCCTACCATTTCCTTCTTATGCGACTTTCAAATATTTGCGTAAATCAACCAATACTGATGCTACGCTTACAAAGTATGGAATGCCATTTCTTTCTTGCTGCATGTGGATTCCGATGCTTTCTAGTACAGCTTTTTCACTTTTGCTGTAGAAGTTATCTGCTAGCGTACCGAACTCGTTTTTGCCGTATGGCTTGTTCAGTATGTCGAATAGCTGTTCCTTCTTCATTTGCTCCTTCAACTTAGCTGATTTCTCTTCTCTAGCTCTTGCAACTCTTTTGAAGTTCATCTTCTCCCAAAGAATGCAGAAAGCATCCTTATCTAGGTCGCTTGCCATATATACATTCTCGATGGAAGCGTATTCGGTAGCATTGACCGATATTCCTACTCGCTGTTCAAATTCTTGCTGTGTCATAATTACTTACCTTTAAGAATTAAAAACATGTTGTTAAGGGATAATCTTATCCAAATCATCTACAATTCCTTTAAGCCATCCCCTCATGTAAATGAGAGCATAAAGGTCGCAGTTCTCTTCCTTCGCCTTTTTGGTCTTTTCTACCATGGCTTCAATTACTACCATTTGTTGTTTAAACGTTTCTTCGTATTTCATTGCTCTTATCTTTTAATTGTTATTTTTATTTTGATAGTGCAAAGATAGTCGTTTTTTGCGAATTAACCAAATATCAACTATCTTATTTCCAGGTACTTACAATAGTTTAACTTTTAAACTTCTTTATAGCCTGTTTGCTAACTTTTGCTAACTTTTTAATCGGACGTATTGTAGTTTGGGAAACTTTTACTATCTTTGCAGCATGAATATACAAGAATATCTAGAACAATGCTCTGTTAAGTCCGTGGACGAGCTTACAGACGAACAGGTTGTGAACTACTATACCAAAGGAAATGCAGGTGTAGCTCAAATGTGCGCAGTAGAATTAGCTCTACAAAACTATCCTATTAGCGGCTTTACGAGAGAAGAAATAATGCTCTCTATTCGCAAGGCAATGAAAACTAAAACAAAGTTTGGTCTGACCTATATTACCAATGAATCAGCCGTAGGTCCTACCGAAAGAAAATCAAGATGGGTGGTAGAACCATAGACTACCACCTATCTTTTTGTCGGTTTGTTTAGCTTATAATACTTCTCATAGAGAGCCATAGCTTCATTATAAAGCCTTGGCAAAACCTTTTTGAAGTATTTATTGTTAGACCAATAATTTTCGCTTAAATGGGCTATAATATCAGCTAAACAATTATGCAAACTCGATGCGAAGTAATCGACGTCGTGTCCTAACATTCCCTGTATCCAGTTGTGGTCTTTGTCGATAGCTTGCAAAGTATCAGAGATTTTGCCAAATTGTTCCATTACATCATACGTTTTGTCTTTTACGAGTTTGAGCTCTTCAAATAGTCTATCAGCGATTTTCCATTGCGAAACACCTTCTCCATCTACGTATCTATATTCGGGCTTGTTGTAGTCAGCAAAAAACCTTTTATAAAGATTTTTGAAGTCTGCATTTCCTTCCCAATTACCTTGTAATGCGGCTTTAGCGTGTCCGTATTCGTGATATTGGAGACCCTTGCGATACCATTCTGAATTTAAGATTCTTTCCTTCAGACCATCGAAGTCTATTCTAACATGCTTATACTTACTCCAATAGTAGGCTTTGTTTCCGCTAAGGCTAATACAAGGAACAAACTTATCAAAGCTATCGTAGAACTCTTTCTTTCCAAGCCATTTGGTCGGACTCAACCCAATACCTCTAAAACCTTCCACGATGGTATGAGGTGTATTGAAGGATAGCTTATCTAAGCCATACGCAATCAAATCTTGATCCGAAGACAGCTTATAGATGTTGTACGCACCCTCTATCTCACGATAAACCCTTTCATAACCTCGAACATCAATCCTTGCAGTTTCTATGGTCTTGATATAATCATTGAAGCGAGGAATCCATCTTGTAGGAATGATACTCAAATCTGCTGTTCTCAATTCGTTCAGATGGGTAGCAGCTTCCATGACCTCCTTCAAGCCGTTATGATACTCGTCAAGAAAGACCTCATAAGCCTTGCCCCAGCCTTCTGTTATGCGAGCCGATTCTACTCTTATCCAAGAATTGACGTTATCAATGTTTGGACCATACAGATTTTGCATGAGTTTCTTTCCTGCCATAACTGCTTCCTGGACGTCTAATGCAGTCTCCAATTCCCAATCATCAAAATCATCTATCAGCTTCTTAGGCTTCAACGGAATAGAACGAAGGTCTTGCAGTTCCCTACGAGCTTCATCATAGGTAGCCTTCAACTTTGGTTTTATCTTGCTCACTGGTTCGAATTGTGTAGGAGTGATATTTGCAAACTTATTAGTTATGCCATCCCTCCAATCGCCGAAATTATAGCTATAATCAAACTTTGCTAGATAACTTTTCTTTGTCCTGCCGAAAGACTCTACAGCTTGACGAACCTTGTCATCATACTTGTCGAACATATCTGATAATACAGAGCGTTCACTATCAGTCAGCATTCCAAAACTCTCTTTAAATTGATGTGTAGTGAGGAATTTTTCAAAGCTTGATATATCAACATCATAGGCTTTAGCATTTCGCCTTAATGTTGCTATGTCAGAATTATCTACATCTATGTTGTATTTCAATAAGTCTCTGTTCTTCCAAGCAAGCTTTATGGCTTTTTCGTCTCTGTCAGCATGGCGGTACTCAGCCGCGTCCTCAACGGACAGGTGCCAATACTTTCTGTTATCCTTCAAGAAGTATGGAAGGGTTTCAGCTTGCCCGATTCGGCTGCGGTTCTTGCGTACCCAGTCATTAAAGTTCTTTGGGGTGCGAGAAATCATAGCTGACTTCTGAATGGAAGGAGAACCATAGTACTCTTCATCGCTCATCACAATAGGTACAACATAACACATGCAGTTAGGATGCCAACCTAGGAAGACAAAGTCTTTTGGGTATATTCCCAACAAATCATCACAGATGTCGGGTGCAGGGTGGCGTTTACTCAACTTAATCTCATAGCCCAAGATGAAGTCAAATTGTTGCCAACGTGTCTGCTCTGCCTTTCGGTAAGCCATGTTTATCTCGGTTCTTGCCAAACGTATAGATGCGTATTGGCAATTCGCGCATGTTGCGGCTTTTCCGAACTTTTCTGTATAATCTGCCTTTAATGAAGGATAGTCTAACAGATACTTACTGATTCGCTTGCTGAGGACAACCGCAGACTGCCCTCTTTCTATTGCAGTTGATATGGTATGCTCTAGCTCCTTTTTCAAGGCTTGTGACTGATACCATAGTTTCTGCGAAACAGACAACCCCTTATCAACCCTATTCTGAAAAGCCTTCAAAGCATCTGAATTAGGTTGGAAATACCTGTTGTACTTATCTCCACCCTTCTCAAAATCATAAGCACGAAGTACCTTTCTTGCAAGTAGGTCCTGCATGATGTTACTTTCTTTCCACTCATTTGTGGTACCTGCATAGATGAGGTTATTCATCTGTGCAGCATAACTGGTCATAATGCCATTGATGGTTTGTTTCAGTTCTGGATAGTCCCCAAACAAGAACTCCGCAGAACCATCATAACCGACACCATCTATAGCAGTAGCAACTTGGCTAGCGATTCTATCATAAATGCTCTGAACTTGTGCCACGTAGTTAACTAAGCGTCTGTTCAGAGCATCGTATGCTTTCTTTTGATTGGGGATATTTGGTCTCATTTATTTCGGCTTATAATGTTCGTTTACACATTCCCTTTGATAGAGGATAGCAAACTCCTCATAAGGGCAAGTGCCCAACGTTGGCTCTCCCGTAACACTAAGATTACGTGGATTGGAAACGTGGGCACATAATTTGCAGAACTGAGGTTCTTTTGGAATAGGCTTAACCTTCTTCTTTGGAGACATAGCAATTAACCTTTACCTCTACAATCGTATTGCCATCCTTCTGATATACTCTCTGCTTCATGATCTTGGATTCGATAGTATTGAGTACATCTTTCTTTGCCTGTGCGAGAGTTTCCTTTGTTATCTCATGCAAAGCTTCTCTCATGGACTTGACATGATGGTCTCGCTTGTAGTGGCGAATGTAATTCTTGTCGATACGATAAGCCTTGGCACATACCTTTGGCTCTAGGATTTCTTTCTGTTCGAAGACAGTTACACTGATAGGGTAGAGTCTTCTAGCTAACTTGAATAGCCAAATTGCGATTTTTTTCTTCATAACTTGTGCAATTTATTGCGTTTATATTGTTTGTTCACCCATAGCAAAAGCAGACTGCTGTACTGCTGCCGCATTAAGTTCATCCTGTCGAATATCCTCCATTGTCTGCTGAGGGTCTTGCGACTGCCCAAGCTTAACGATGGATTCAAGCTGACTTTCTACCGGCTTACCACCATTAGCCTTTTGTCTGATGGTGATGTCGTAGCTCTCATCCTTTGGTATGTAAGGAGTGATGATGTGGTCGCAGGTGACGTTATCTATCTCCTTTTCCCATTTTGGATTCATGACCTTCAAGAATGCCTTGATTACATTGAACTCTCTTTCAAAGAACTCCTTGAAAGCGCCCGATTCCATGCGAACTTTCAGATGTGCATCTGTGAGCAACGTCTGTCTTGCATCGTAGCCGATATTACCAAGAGATTTCATATTCTCAAAGCTAATATCTGGCATTTGAGAAAGCATCCAGTACAATCCGAGGAGGGTTTTATTCTGACCGCTAACCGCTTCTTGCGACTGATTCCATGATACGTATGAAATATCGCCATCATTCTCGACTCTCCATATACGCAAACTTTCTCCCTTTTTCTCCTGTCCGACTATGCCACCCTTGACTTTTGCGATTGGTGCAGCGTTATATGCAATCACGTTGCTATTGCGACTGACATTATACTCAAATTCACTTCGGATATTATCAAGCCCCTCGTAGATGGCGTGAGGTCGAGACAGGTATGCTCCAGGAATCTTATGGATGATGATTTCCTCACCACTCTCAGTGTTCCCGTCCTCATCAACTTGTGCAGTTACTTCCTCCCACATTTCACTAAGGTTACTTTTCTTCCAAATGAAATGATAGTTTTCTGTAAAGGTTTCGAAGAATGTTATCGTCTCTTTATCGGAAACGGTCTTATCATACTCAAACGACATAGCTTGCATATCATCATACTCATCAATGATAGGGTACAATCTTACTCCATCCATAGGGGAGAAGGTTTTGCACTTCAACTTGTAGTTTGATTCAAAACCATATAGAGAGTTATGCTTCTTAACAGAATACCAGATGGTGAAGATTTCACAGCTTGCGAAATAGGCTAGTCCACGTTTGTAGTTCATGTTGTCAATATGAGCACAATCGTAGATTTTTTCTAATGCCTTTTGGATTTCCCTCTGAATATCATTTTCTGGAGTGTTGTACTTTCTCTTAACAGGTATAGAGAATGTAAATTCTGTTATTCTGTTTGTGAGCAGCTTTTCAAGGGCAACCGCTATACGGGATGATTTTTCACCATTGTCTTTATCACGAAGGCTTATGGTATCTGTCATTACCTTATGGCTTGCTGGCTCATATAAACTCAAAAGATAACTCCACAAAGGGACCATTACAGTCCTTCTGCGTAGCTCTTCTATCTTTTGGCTGATAGTATCAGTTTTCTTGAGTATTTCTTCGATGTTCATATCTTTACTACTTTTGGTGCAAAGATACTAAAAATATTTAATCAACAAATAGATTTAACCAAGAAATTGCATATTTATTTTCGCTTATAGAGCTTTTTATGTTTTTGAGGATAATGAATAAAGGCGATACAAGCAAATCCGCTTATACCGCCTTAGATAGAGCAATAAAATATCTTATGCAGGCATTAGTAATTGTGCCTTTTCTTTGTTCACGATTTCTAATACCATTTTAGCTGCCTTGTTTACGTCTGTCAAAACAGAAACGATGAACTTTGGTTGCTTTTTAAGCTTGCTGATCCAACCATCCAGGTAAGCAGCGTTATTATCTAAAATGCGACTGCTAAAGCCTAGGACGTTTCCGATAAGAGCTGCTCCAAGCTCTGCAACCAACTCTTCTCTTGCATAGTCATTTTCTCCTTTCTCTTCCTCAAACCCTCTATTCAATCTAGACTTGTGCCCTGTTGAGTGAACCATTTCATGTAGAAGGGTTGAGTAGTACTCCTGTCCATCCTCGAATATCTCCTGCTCTGTATTGCCCTTCTTGAACTGACTTTTAAGTGGTGTTGTAATATCATCTACCCCAACTCTGTAAAAAGCTCCACTTGAATACTTGTCGTAGCGGATAGGGCAGAGCCACTTCTGATAAAGAAGCATATCATCAATTTTCTCGTTGACGTACATACCTGCCGTGTCTGTCGGTAACTCATTCTTATCTTTGAGACTGAACTTATTCTTCAACTTTTGTATCGTCTTAGGTGCTATCTCTTCGAGGTTGGTTTGGCTGAGGTTGAACACATTGTAGCTCTTCAAGAAAGGCTGAACTTTGCATTCTAGTTGGGCTGATCGAGTCATTCCGTTGTAGCTGTCTTCTGTTATTTTGTTTCCATTCTTGTCTTTGTACTGAATGGACCAAAACAGAACAGGGAAGCTTTTCTCTCCTTTGTTCACACTAGCTCCTAATGCCTTTATCTGATTGAAGGTAGCAAAGATAGGATATTTGAATCTTTCTTCGTCCATCATGCAGAGAAACAGGAAGAATGAGTTCATTCCATTATATTCACGCCCTCCAAGGTTCACTGGGTTACCACCATAAGATGTGGTGAACCAACCCATCTTCCAATCTCCTGCCTTCATCTTTTGCATTCGTGAAATCATCATTTCAGCGAAATGCTCTAAAACGTTGTCTGTCTTCATTGCTCTTACTTTTTATATGCAGTTATTATAACTTCTTGCCATACATTCTTGCTATCTCATCGTAGATATATGCTCCGCTTGTATGAGGACTGCTAAACAATCCAAGAATGCGGTTATCTACAGTGATGCTGTTTGTCTTGACGACAACTCCGTTTTTGATGTGGTCGCAATAAACTTCATTGCCGATATGGTAAAGCTCCATCTTACGATTATAGCAATCTGTTCCAATGTACTCTTTATTCATGGCGACCTCCTTTCTTTTGAAGTTGCACCCATGCGTGATACATTTTATTGAAGTTATCTAACTTCTGAAGGATTTCATCCTTGCTTAAATAATCACTTATCATGTCTGAATAAAAAACATTAGTATTATTATCAAACATGGTGATATTAATATATTTTTTGTTAACGTATACTGACATGGTGTTGTTATGTATTCTGTTAACCTTTACCAATACAGCATTAACTGCTTTCTTAAAGTGAATGTTTGTTCCGTCTAACATTTCATTGCTCTTATTGTGACTAGTTGGTTGGACCAGTCGTTACCTTTTTATTTACTTGATATTTAAGAATTTAGAAACCTTACTAACAATTCCCTTTGCTGTTGAACAGGTTGAAGCAGTATCAACCGCTACACTCTTACCATCCTCCCAATAGGTAATCTGGATTCTCAACTTGTTACCATAGAAGCAGTTAACTACATGCGCTCTAAGATTACCTTTACGAATGTCACCTTCGAAATAGTTATAACCTCCATCAAAATCACTTGTAACTGCTGCTACAACCTCAGCTTTGTTTGATACGTTTACTGTCTGTTTCATTGCTCTTATCTTTTAATTGTTATTATTTATTTTTGATGGTGCAAAGATAGTCATTTTTTAGCATTTGACCAAATTTTAGCCTCATTATTTTTCTTGCTTAACTTTATATAACTTGTTGATAACTAGAGTGTTAAATAAAGCCTATTTTCCTCTATATAAGGCTTTTTCAGAAAAATGGTATAAGGATATGGGGAAGAAAATAGAACAGCTTAGAAAGGCTTATGTGAAGTATTTGCCGTTTCGTTAACTTAACTAATGTTACCGAAAATTACAGGAAGCTAATTTGACAAGAAAAACGCAAAAACTGCTTTTAACATGGTGTTACGGAGTGTTAATTAGGCGGTTTGTCACCTTTTCTTGTTAGCAACTTCCTTAATTCTCGCACCTCATTCCTCAAATCAGCGTTTTCTTTTCTGAGTTGCGAAATGAGGTGATTATATGATAGCTCTGTTGTTTTATCCATATTACTTGAACTTGATGATGAAAAATTCATGATCCAACCATTTGTCTGGACACATTTCCTTCTTCGGCTTGCCGATGGTTATACTCTCAATCTCCTTTTCTACCTTTGGGCTATCGTCATAGTAGCCGTTCTTGAAGAGAACGTGAGTGAATGGTACGAACTTCATTGTACCATTATTCAGTTTCTCCTTGATAGTATTGATGTCTATAAGCATTTCAAATGTCTTACCGATATGAAGCTTATCGTACTTATCGAAATCTTTGAATTTCTCATCCTTGATAAGGAGAAGGCGACTCATCCAAAAATCTTTAATTACCCGATACTCTTCATTCTTTTCGCCCGACACTATCATATCGAACCATTCCTTGCTGACTGCGAGGGTAAGAACCTTCTTCTTTGCTTCTGATAAATACTTATCCATTACTTTAGTTAATCTTTCCATAAGCTAACTTATTTTCCCTCTGTTGCTACTACAAAGAAATCGTCACCAATGTCTTTTCTTCTATTCAACTCTTTGCAAAGTACAGATGTATCAGCAAGGTTGATATGCTGGTTTACATACTCCTCCTTATCTGTGAAGGTAAGGAGTGTTTCATCTAGGTTATTTACTTCCTCTATATTCTCCACACTTTCCGAAAGAGATTTGATTTCTCCATGGATAAAGTCATACACATTTTTATCGATAACTTTCTGTCTTGTCAGAGTTTCGACTGCTGTTTGAATCTTTAAGATTGATTTTTGCATTTCTTGTTTCATAATCATATTTTTTTAGTTTATTTGAACTACCTAATATATCTCTAATATCGAAAGGATTTTTGTCAGCCAGCCTAGTAAGGCAATTCATTAGCTTACGAAAATATCTTGCAGTAATCTTTTCTGCCTTCACGATACGATGGTCAACTCTGCCATGACCACCACCTTTGCTAGCATAATATAAAGCCCATCTAGGCTCCCAGTATTGCTTAATCTTAGGCAGTTTTTTCGATACATTCAAACCATCCAATATCATCCTTATATAGCGAGGACTTCCGTAGCAACGCTTCATTATCTTCTTGGCTTGTCTAATCTTCATAGGCTACTTCTTTTTATTACAAGGGCAGCTCTCGGCGTGAATAACACAAACTCCGTGTTTCGTGTCCACAAGCAGATAGTCATGCCCTTTCTTGGTGAATATTTTTATATTAAACTCTTCTTTTTTGTGTGGAGTTCCTAAGCTGAAAGAAATCCTAAAACCAATTGTCCCTATAATGAAAATTAAGACGAGCCATACGACTGATTTGAAGAAATTAAAAAACTTTTCTTTCATACATTATTCTCCTCATCGAATTTGTTGCCAACAAATATGAATTTACCTAATGAAAGATAATAACCTAACGGTTTTTCATAAATCTTTCCATTAGCATGTGTGAGGTAATACCCACTTAACTCTTCCGACCATACAATTTCTGATGGAATAAAAGGATAATTCTTGATAACATCATGTTCGTACAATTCATTGCCCTCACAATCTTTCAGTCCTGTGAACTGGCAGACTGTTGAAGGGTCAATTTGAGTCCAATACCAAGAATGTTCTTCTTTTTTAGCAATAAGAATACATAGGTTGTAATCCATGTCTCTTTGAAGAAAACCTTCTTTCCATTTTCCTGTTCCAAGTTCTTTAGCTTTGAACTTTATATTTTCTATCTTCATACGCTACTTCTTTTTCCAATATTTACCAATTAAATAACCGATAACTCCACCCATAAAAGCTATATATAGAATAGTTAGGGTAAGTATAACATAAAATCCAAACATAACTATTATTCTTTAAGTTCTACTGGATCATCGCTCCAAGATAACTCTCTTCCGATGAGCTTCTTGATGCTGCCTTTAGGAAGGTAACAGCAACCGGTATTTGCGTACCTCTGCCCATATAAATATACGACAGAGCAAATCCATAATGTATTACTTTCATTTCTGCAAGGTTTTTCTGCAAAAATATGTTCACAGCCACCTTTATCTACTGCTAACCATGACATAACTAATACTATATTTTTTTAATTAATAAATTACTTTTCTTATCAAATGGTTTATAACCACTACGGAGATACCAATCTAGAACAAATCTATCAGATTCATCTTTAAAATATTCCAATCCGATTGTCTTCACTCCATTCAACTTAGCTTGCTGTTCTGCTAGTTGTAATAGGCGTTTTGCAACACCATTTCTTCTATGATTATTATCAACAAAGAGTGCATATATTAGAGCATCAGCTTTGCCGAAAATATCACTAACATATGACGGAATAGATATTTGAACTGAGCCAAGATTTTCTTCATCAGTTATTAAAATTCTGATTTCATCCTTCCATGTCTGCTTTTGTATCATAAATCCTCCAACTCTTTAAGTGCATCATGCAAATTGATAATCGCTTTTTCAAGTTCTTTCTGTCTGCCTTCTATTACCTTTGTTTTTTCATCAAAGATAGAAGAACACGCATATACAGAAGCTACTTGCATTGTGGCATATTGTATTTTCTCGATAGCTTTTTCTTTGCTCATTGCTTATCCTCCACAATAAAATGTTTTTTAATATGTTTCTCTGCTTTTAACCTAGACTTGAACTTATGTTCTTTAACCATCCAGCAAGGATGATTGTAATCTATGTATTCAATAATATAAGCTTTTCTGCTTACCTTTATTATCTTATACTCGTTACAATAGGTTCGATATTCAAATCTAATTATAGTCTCTTCTTTTTACCCTCTCCCTGTTACCAAGGATAGGATGATAATTAGTAATTTGTAATATGCTTTGCATCCATTATTTTTCGCATAAGGATGTCTATTTCTTTATCTGATGCTATATGGTCTATTGGATAGCGCATAAAGTTTCCCCAATCACTTTGCTTTTGAATATCGCCGTTGGAATCCATACCAATCAAACATCCATATCCATCACCATTTATATAACCATCATGGATAAATATATTTCCATCACTTGTTACAAGAAATTCTCCTCTTTTAAATTCACTCCTTTTTAACATATTCTCTTCTTTTTACCCTCTCCCTGTTGCAGGAGAGGGTGGTTAGTTTGCTAAAGCTCATCAAACTCTTTTTGAATACTATCAAAAGATTTTTGAACAGCCTTTTTAATATCCTTAGATAATTCGGGATTTATAGCATCAATTTCTTTCAGAACATACGACATATCATTGTAGTTGCAGCCATTAGAATAGTTGCAATACAAATTAATAGTTTCTTTGTGTGCTGTAAGAAAGTGATTTAATTTGTCTGCTCTTTCAAATACCTTTTTATCCATATTACTATCTGATTAATCAATCTTCTTGATACTATCAATTTCCATACTCCATAGTACAAACTCTCTATTGGAGCGAGTGCCATCTTTCTTAGCAGGGTTGATTCTTAC